CACTAATTCAGTGGAGCGTCTACTTTCAGAGTCAAGAAGGCCTGAGCCTTGCATTGCGTTAACGCGAACTGCTAAAGGTGGCAAGTCCAGGTTAGTGTGGGGCTATCCGATGTCAATGACATTATTGGAAGGTAGCGTTGCTCGTCCATTATTAGAACAATTTAAAGGCGGCGTTACTCCAATGGCTTTCGCGACTACCAACAAAACTTTGGGTGCCAAAATTCTGTCTGCTTCACAAAGTAACAGATATTGGTATTCGTTAGACGCGTCTCAATTTGATGCGACTATTCAAGCCTCAATTATTAAAGTTGCGTTTAATATTATACGTAGTTGGTTTGATTTATCAGCTAAGTATTATGAGGAGAAGACTGTTGGCAATGTTTTCAACATTATCGAAGACTATTTCATCCATACTCCTATTGTTATGCCTACAGGCGACAAGAAAGTACGAGGACAAGGAATCTTGCACCAAGGAAAGAAACATGGCGTTCCTAGTGGAAGTTACTTTACGCAACTGGTGGATAGTATTAGTAATGTAATTGTGTTGGGAGCACTATCTTCAAAATTTGGCTTTATGGTAAATCAATATAATTGCTTTGTTCTGGGCGATGATTTACTATTCTTCACGAACTCCAAGCTGCAACTTAAACCACTTGCTGAATACGCGTCAAGTGCGTTTGGAATGAAGTTTAATGACTTGAAATCAGAACTAGGAAAGACGAATGAGCCTGTTCCTTTCTTAGGTAGAGTCTGGAAGCTTGGAATACCAACGAGAGATACAAACAAAGCGATGGACAGAATGCTTTGGCCAGAGACTTATCGTAAGTATGTTGACCCTAGAAGAGAGGGAAGAATTGTAGCATTAAGTTACAATCTATCTGCAGTACAGGATGAAGCTTTCATTCCTGGACTAATAGGATGGCGCTCGCGATATTTGAGATTGACGGATGTTATTTCTAACTCTCCGAAACTCTCAGGCTACTTTCGTTACATGTTAAGTCATACCGACTATCAGGATCAATTCCGTAAGAATAGCGGGAGTCTGAATATGCTTAGAGTATTGTTGTAGCAATATAACATTGGAAAGGAAACATTCA